TGAGAAGGCCGAAACAGCCCCGGAAAGCACCTCAAAAGTTGAATTAATAGTATCGGCGTTCTGTTTTAAAAAGTCATCTAATTCGACCTGAAAAGCATCGAATCCCGCACGATTAATTGTCGGAGCAACTTCAAAATTTAAAGAATCATCAAGGGTATTTTCAACCTCATTTTCGAATTCTTCAAGCAAACCAGAAAGCGGATCTTCCTCCAACTCAAAATGAACTTTTGCAGCTACACTCGCCTTATTGGCACCGATCATTCCGGTTTCTGCAACATCATCACCAATACCTGTTGAAGTTGGTAACCCTTTAAATCTTCCAACTTTTTTAGCTCCACCAGTTTCGGCTTTACCCATTTCTTCCGACCAAATATCACGAGTATCTTGGGCAGCTTTTTTGAATGCTTCTTGCGATTCTTTTAGAAAATTATCCCATACCTCTTTTGCAGTAATATCCGGATCAAATATTGCTTTAAATCCATCCTTTAACGCTTTGAACCCGGCTTTCGATGAACTGAATAAAGCTTTCTGATAATTCCACCAGGTAACAAAGGCAGCTTTTATTCCATGAACTAATTTCCTGAAAGATTCCGCTTTGTTGTATAAATCGACAAATTCGTTATAAACATCAATTACACGGTTTGCAAAAGATGTAAAGAAGTTGACTATTTTAGGAAGATTGCTTTTTAAATTACCTACCAGTTTTTGAAATCCGGGAAGAATTGCAAACCCGATTTGCTCACCGATATCACCCAAGGTTTGTTTAAACTGTTTCCAGCCACCCATACCTTGTTTAGCAGCAGCGGCGGCCTGTCCTCCAAACTCTTTGTTTAATTCAGCAAGAATAACCTTTTGCGCTCCTGCAACATCACCGGTTTCAACCAGTTTTTTAATCACTTCCTTTTGTTGTTCGGTAAAGGAAACTCCCACCTTACTTAATGCCGAAACACCTTTGACGGGATCATTTAATGCTTTACCAACCTGTATTGCTGAACTTTTTAAATCCTGACCCAAAAGGGTGGACATATCCAGAATAATACTTTGAGCATCCTTGAATTCATTCCCGGCAATAGAAGTAAATGTTAATAGGTTACTGGTAACTTTCTCCAGGATCTCTTCATCGCCGTAAGTGGTAGCATTCTGAAGTTCCCCGGCCATTGCTTTTAACTGCTTCGTTGTATACCCCGCAGCGGCACCAGTAGTTTTTACGGCTTGGGCGACCTGTGTTTCGGCTTGAATCTGCGCGTCGGCTAAGTTTAGGAATTTCATTGAGGCAGCAGCAGTGGCGGTAAATGCGGCTACAACTGCACCGACAGCGATACCAATACCCTTCATTGCTTTTCCGATACCAGCTTTTGCTTTACCGACAGATTTTCCTAATTTACCAAGTGCGCCTTCTCCCTTTTTTAATCCCGAGGTGAATTTTGTAACGTTGCTCGATAAGACGGCAACAATATTGAATTTCTTAGCCATCGCTTATAATTTTAGATTTAAGCATAACTCGTTGAATTGATCTGAGGAAAGGGCTGGTCTTGTGGGCTGGTTCTTTTGTGTATTTTTATCCCAATCGAGTGGAAGAAATTTCTGGGGGGTAATTCCTTTTAATCCGCCAAATGAAGAAGCTGCGGAATAGGAAATAATCCTCGTTTGTTCCCAGGAATTTTGATTATGGATATACTGAGCTTCGAAAAGTGAATTAACCTCTGGAAAGGTCATTTCATCCCAAAAATATAATGGGGTAATGCCAAGTAAAACAACCCGACCAAATAAGTCAATTACATTAAACTTTTCTCCCGAAGAGCCAGCCCCTTCTACTTTTTTTCTAACAGCTCCTGTGACTTTCGTTCCTGATCCAGCATCGCCTTACCTACATCGAAAATCTTATTATCTTCTTCCAGGCAGTCAATAAATTCATCGAAAGTCAACTTAAAAGATTCTCGGTTAGCGGCTTTTAGGTAACAGTAAATCATTATCAGCATATCGTTCAAACTGCCCTCTCCAACTTCGTTTTTGAATTCTTTTTCCATCAATAATAGGCCGCGAAAGGAGGGTTTTAGAATATATTTTTTTCTTTTGATTTTTACTTTCATAGTAACGTGGTATAAAAAAAGCCACTACCGGAAATCAGCAGTAGCTTTGTATTAACAAATTATTAAACATCAGCAGCGACAGTAGCTTTAGTTAATGGCGTTGCGCCTGAAAAACTTATACTGTAAGAAGCAGAATCATCACCCCCGGCCGAAAGAGAAACCGAAGTCAGAACAGCCTCACCGTAACGATAAGTAGCACCCAATTTGAAGGTAGATGCATTCTCAACGGAAGTTGGAGAACTTTCTTTTAAACCAGCGGCATCCGCTATTGGAGTTGTTGCCCCGGTATCATCTGCGGGGCCAGTACCTAAAGGAATAGAAACGATTTTGATTTTTGTTCTTGCTATCTGCATATCCAATAAAGTATCAAAACTTACTTTATCAGTATCGTAACTTACCAGCGCATCAGCCGATCCGGACCAGGTATATTTACCATAGTCGGCAGCATTAAAATCACCGGTACTTTTTGAGCTGATCGAACGAGATTCCCTTGATACTTCTAAACTGTGGCTCGTAGCATGGGCAAGTGGCTTATATTCGGTCCCATCGAAAACCATTAAGATTAAATCGGAACCTAAAATTGTATCATTAGTTGTATTTGCCATTATTAATTGTGAGTAACGTTAAAAACTAATCTGTGAACGAACATGTCGTCCTGTGCATCATAATCCTCATCAATTGAAGAAAGTTTTACACTTTTTATTACTGTACCATTTATTTCGCCCCGGTACAGTTCAAGGGCATTCCTTACCGCTTTTGTAATTAAAACTGCCTCATCATACCCTTCAGAAAAAGCAAGAATTCTTACTTCCGATTCATCATTTACCAAACCAGATCCGGAGTAAACAGGTCGTGTCGTAGTATGAAAAACTACCATCGGGGCAGCAGCATTTTGGTCAATTACGACCGGATATATTTTATCGCTAACAATCGCAGTAAGGTCTGAACTATTGCTAAGAATAGTATATACTTCAGTGCCTAACATGTTTTACTATTTAAACAGAGATTCCTTTGCGTTCTGTCCATTTTCTTAAAGCATTTTCAATTTCACCTTGAATAGAATTTCCAACAAGCTCAGTTTTGCTTTCCAAGGCATCTGTCCAGAAATTCATCGCTGGCATTTTACCGGTCGACACACGTTTTCTGGATTTGGTTTTCCTGAATCGCTCCTGAGTTCCATAATTAAGAAGGTGCCCATGAAAGCCTTTAAAATTCCCATATGTACGAGCGCCAACCAGCAACATTACTTGTTTTGATTTCGCCTTAACGCCGATTGATTTATTCAGATTTGAACCAGCCGCTTTTGATTTTCTGCGGGATTTTAAATTTTGCTTAGTTTCTTGCACCAGTGGTTTAGCAGCTTTTCTATATGCGGACATAAATACCGCCCGCCTTTGCTTAAAATCCATCGAATTATCAAAGAAGTTTTTCAAGCCGGGATCAACAATTAGGTCACTATTTGCAATTCCTTTAATAGCCATAATTAACTCCTTTCTCGTTCACAATGCAGATATGTGGTATCAAAACCAACATCACCGGCATGCTCAATAAACTTTATGTTATATTCCTGCCCGGCATACTCGACAATCCAATCCTCCTGGATATTTTTATCGAAACGAATTTTAAACCGAACATTCTGTACCGCTACTACTTGTTCGCTATTCAGTACCTCGTTACCGCCTTGAGATTTGTATCCAGCTCTTACGGTACGATAATTCTCCCATCCATCGACAACAGAACCACTTTCAGACCTAGAGGAAACTCTTCTTTTTAGTGTAATCCTTATTCTTAATTCACTCGCTAACATCACCACCTCGTAATTACAGATCCAGCCAATAACCGCTCAAAAGTCTGTATTGATTTTGCATTGTACGAATAAGAACCTCTTTCGGTATCGTACAGGTCTGAGCATTTAACCAGGATCGCCCTTTTTATATTTCGCGGAACATTTGAAGATTCATATCCGGATTTAAATTTGAAAACTATCTCTTTGTAATTAACCGTGCTATCAAAATGAAGAGTAAATGATCCAACTTTTTTGTCAACAATATATTCATCCGGAATGTCAACCATAACACCTAAATCGTTCTTGTATTGAAGTGAAATAATCGAATAAAAAGGAGTTTCGGAAATGGTTAGTTCACTTCCTGACCAATTATATAATGTATAGGTAAATTCAGTTAGTGCTATCGTTTGCCCAGTATAATCTTCTGCTAATTTGGTTGCATCGGGAATAAGTTCTTGGATAAAGGAATCATCATCGGTAAAATCACTCTCAATCCTTAACTGCTGCTTCACACTATCAATGAGAATAATATCTGAGAGCTTTGTTTGCTCAATATTGTATATAAATTTGTCCATAAGTGGAAGTATTAAAAGAAGGGAACCAGTATTAACCGATCCCCATAAAACAGTTATGTTTTAGGATTACGCAGCGGCATCCAAGTCAGGAGTTTTGACAAAGTTTAAAGGATTCACGCAAACCGCTCCCGACATTGCAGAAAGTACGATTCGGATTTTTCCTTCTTTATCATTTGAATAAGGATTAATAACAACTTTCTTATCCTGGTATCCCACCTTAATCGCAGACATATCACCATAAATCACATATTTTTCATTAGTACCGTCCGAGAACAGATTACTATAAGTGATTTCACTGCCATCAATCGTTTCTCCTGTATCCGCTCCATTTTTACGAGCAAGGAACATTCCGGAACCATCATCCACTTTTACTTTTTTCATATCGTAGAAAGTCTTACGGTTACATAAGAACTTACCATCTACTTCAGCTCCAGCTTCTAAATCGGTCAAACCATTATAAGTTAAATCGGCACCGGCCACCTCAGTTGCAAAATTTCTGGCTGTATCATATACAATACTGGATACTTTCCTGTCCAATCCCTTTTCAAGATCTGCAATTATCTGATTAAAGGTCTCTTCATTAATTGACTGCAGGTATTCTTCGGTATACTCTTCCCAAACAGAAATACGGCTTAGATTTAACGTTGCCTGTGATGGGTTCACCCCGTTTTGAGTTGCTGCAGCCGATTCCGCAACTGCCTGTGCAATTGTTGGATTTTGATAAGGGAAAACATGAGTCCCCTTAAATTCAGGCATAATAGTAGCACCGATTTTTTGATAAACAGGTTCTTTACCTACAATTGATAAATTAGTTGCAATATTCTTAGGAGTAATTTCAGCAACATCAGCTTTAACTGAACGGGTAATCTCTCCTTTGGCTCCAGATTCAATAATTGATCTTAATTGCTCAACGTTTGTACTTTGCTTTTCCATTGGTATTTCAATATTTCTTTCAACGGTTTCGTTTTCTTCCTCCGCCAAACTGCGGTTTAATTCGTCCTGAGCTTCTACAGCTTTAATTTCGACATCAAGGCTTTCAACTTCAGAACGTAAATTTTCCCATTCGGAAACTTCTTCCTGTGAACGGGTGCGGTTTTCGGTTTCAGCTTTTTGCATAATTGCAGCCATAGCCTCAACCTTGTTAGATCTTTCGATCTTGAGATCATTAATTTTCATTTGTAATTTCCAATAACTCGATTTGTAACTTCATTTTTTCCAGGTCACGAATTGCCCGGCTATTTTCTTCAGGTTCATTTTCTAAATCCTGTAATTCACGAATTGCGACATGGCTATCACTATAAGCTCCGTTGCGGACAATTGAAATATCCGAAACGAAATCAATCTTTGATATATATCTTATAGGAATACCACTTTCAGATTTACTCCAACGAATATGCTCTTTGGAAACATAAAAGCCGAAACTAGACTCTGCATAATCACCGCGATTAATCATTTCTTTTATATCCCGGCCCAAAGTAGTATTCGGAATATCAATTTCGTATTTCAAGCCGTAATCGTCCACTGACAGTCTCAGAGTGCCGGATTTTGTGCGGCCTAACATTCTACTTTTATCGTGATCAATAAGAGCCAAAACGTTTAATTCTTCTCTTTGAAGAGCCTCATCAAACGCACCGGGTTCAATTACTTCTATAAAATATTTTCCATCTTCGTAAATAATGCGGCTTTCGTGATTAAAGACGGAACCATAGCCAACAATTACATTTTCTACATTTTTTTCTGAAAGTGATCTGATTTCAATCTTTTCCTGATTTTGGCGAATTTCCAAATCAGTTTTTTTCTGTGTCATTTTTTTTATTATTTTCTTCAACGACATTTTTTTGGGTTTCTAAATCCACCCATTGTGACTGGATATAATGGAGGTTTCCGGCACCTTCTATTGGTTTATTACCAAGTTTTGCAATACCTTCATTATGGGTCATCAGCCCATTAACAACCTGATCTTTTACAGCCTGAACCTTTGTTTTAATATCCATTTCAACAAGCGAATCAAGATCAAATTCAATTGTTACACCAGCAACACGTTCGCTTTCCAAAAGGAGCTTTGATTCCATTTCTGCCCGATAAATATGTGTAATTGGGGCAATGGAAAAAGTTTTAAAGCTTCTAGTTTGCCCTTCGATATCGGAAATTTTATCAGATTCTCCTGATACCATATAAGAAGGGATGCAATATAGATTTGCAATTTCATCCCTGGTAAATTTCAGAATTTCCAACATTTGGGCATCGGTGAATTTTGTATCAAAAGGCTTAACAGTACTTCCAAGCGGAGCGAATAAAGCCTTACCCGCATTACGGCTCCCTCCAATAGATTCAGAAAAGCTTTCTTGTGATTCCATTAAGCTTTCTTTGTTCTTGGCTCCTGATGGTACGTTACTTTCCACAATTACAGCGGGCGTTGCTTTATTTTTGTAAAAATGCTTTACGGTTTCAGTTCCCTGCCCATATACCTGTGCGTTATTTGCAGCAAATTCTAATGGTGAAAATCCAACCAGGCCATTGCCCATAGCCTTAAAATGAAGCATATCATCCGCATTTACAGGCTCTATACGTTGACTTTTCGACAAATCATTTAATCGGTAGTCAACATGGTAGAATAATTTTCCTCTATTGGTAGTTACTTTTGTAATATTCTCAGGTGGCACAATTTCCAGTGAGGTCACTCTTCCAGTAGCTTTATTTCTCCTGATCCTAGCAAATGCATTACCAGTTTTATTTCGGTAATACTCCAAGGTAGAAAAGAATGTTTGTGCATTTTGAATTGCATTAGGCTGAAATCTCAATAAAGAATATAAATAATGATTTCGTTGTTCCTCTTTTCCGTTTTTCTGAGAATAAATGCTCACCGGCATTCTTGAAAGGTTATCACTTAAAATTTTACAGCAAAGGTGAATTATTGAAGTTTGTTCAGGTTTTACGTCCCCATTAGGAGTAGCACCAAAGTCGTTTGAAGAAATGAAATAAGAGAATCCCGGTATTTTTAGAAATCTACCGGATAGATTTTGAAGAAATCCCATATATAAAAGGATTTAAGGGTTCTTACTCATTTAGTTTGTTCATATGTTTAATTAAGTCAGTCATATCTGTAAAATCGTTTCCGATGCATAAACCAATAGCCATGATTAATGAAACCACACCGTCAATTGAGTCAGCACTTTTGTTTTTTACAGGTTTAATATTTCCATTTCCGTCAATGTAAAGCACAACATTTCGAAACATCCACCTTAACACCGGATTGGTTGAAAGACTAATATTTTCGCTTAGTATCAATGCTTCAATATATTTCATTGGAGTATTGAAGGATTTAGTATTCTGCGGGATTTTGATTAATTGTTCCGTCAAAAACGTATCCTCCAATTGCTGAATAAACATTGCGGAATTCCAAGGATCAAAGCCGATCATTTGAATATCAAAAAACTCGTTCCAATATTCTAACCGTTCAATTATAAAGCTATAATCAATAGTTTTTCCAGAATGACCAAACAGATATCCTTTCTTCACCCATTCGGATAAGTCAATATCACCAGCTCTTACCCTTTTCATTCCAGAGCCATTAGGAAGGTGAAATTCGGGAATGATCTTAAATCTGCCGTCTTCATCCTTAACGACAATTACCATACTTGCAATATCGGTGGTAGCGGAAAGGTCGATTCCAACAAAAGCCTCAGCACCCTTCAAACTTTCAACATCAACTGGCTTAAAGCATTTTTTATAATCTTCATCGGGTATCCATGTATCAGTCGAATCGGTATAAACATTGAGATTCTTTACAATAAATTCGTTTCTATCGGAATAAATGAGTTTGGCTTTATTCCAATCATTTTTCAAATCCTGCAAATCAATAACAACATCTATATTGGGATTAGACTTTACCCACATTTCAGGATTTTCTATTTCGCCTTCATTATCTAATTGGTAAATCGCATAAAATGTACTATCGTCCTGAACATCTCCATTCAAAACCTGCTTCCCTAATTCCAAATCACTGTAAAAAGGATAGTCTTTATTATGACCAGCAGTTGAAATTTGAATAATAAGTGGATTATTCCTGGCAAGTGTTCCGGTTTTCAGAATATTGAAAAGTGTTTTGTCTGGTAGGGCCGCACTCTCGTCAATGATTGCAAATGAAGGAGATAAACCGTCAAGCCGTTCTGCACAATTTGCAAGTGGTTTTGCAATACATGTTCCGTTCCCGGTGAAGCGTAAGCTATACTGTAAACGATCAACACGCTTGTTTAATGCCGGGGAATCAATTACTATATCTTTCAAATAGCGAAGTGCCTGCGATGCCTGGAATTGAGTTGTGGCTGCAAAATAAACTTCTGCACTTCTTTCCTCTTTCATCATAGAGAATAAGGATAGTATAGCGGCTGCGGCAGTTTTACCTGATTTTCGGCTTGTGGTCATTACGGCAAACCTTCGCACCCGTTTTTCGGTACCGGGATAATACAATCCATAAATACTTCGGAACATCCACGCTTGGTAAGGAGAAGGAACGAACTGCGTGACTTTAGATTTTACATTCAGGTAAACATAAAAGCAGAAATCAAATAGTAGGTCTACTTTATCTTTTCTAAATTCGAATCGCTCCCGATCTCCCTGTTCTCGTATTACAGCTAACTTTATCCATTCTGAAGCAATTACTTCTCCGGATAAAACTTTGTTTTCATATTCAATTGAAATATTGTGTAAATGCTCCCGGTACTTCTCTTTTTCAGTAAATAGTACCGTTCTCTCCATAGTTAAAACCCATCGTTTTCAACAGGTTTCTCCAGCCCCAATTCCAGCCGATCTTTTGGAGATAATCCTAAAAGTTTTGATATTTTCATGATATTCGATAACGCCGACTCATATGTACTTATGGATTGATTCTTCTGCATAACGCCATTGTTATTAGCGGAAACATCTACCAGGACACCTCTTTCGTTTATATCATCCTTCGCCATCGACATTAATCTGATATTGAAGAACAACTCCTCAATCAAGGTATGGTCAACATCCTCAATCATTTTATATTCCTGTAAGTAACTAATAAGTAGCGGCCTTGTTAATTTCTTTATTTTCATAACGTTCTGATTTAGCCCCCCGAAGGCTTGATTTTTTTGCGCAGTATAAAAGTGGTTGGTAGCGATGGTATATAGCGTTTTAGCCCTTTTAGAAACACATCCCCCCTTCGTTGGCAATTACTTAATCGCGGGTTCATAAGTAGCAAATCGAAGATCCTGAACCTCCTTTTCAATTATACCTCGGGGGATATCCTTTAAAGCCTTTTCAAATAGTTTTAAGCCAAGCGGACAAAGCTCTTTAGTCCATAGCCTGAATGTGGCTTCACGTACCGGCATATTCCATAGCTCCGGATCAACAAATACAAAATCCTGATATGCAATTTCACCATCATCAATACCGGAATTCAACCAATAAATAGTTCCTCCGGTAATCAAATCTCGCATACGAATAGTCCATTCAATTGAACTTTTACCTCGGTGTCTTGGGAGTAACGAAGGGTGGTAACCGATCCAACCGATGCGGGCTTTTTGAATATCGTGATCACTAATTATCTTGAAGCTATGTGCGCATATACCAAGATCAAAATCTGGTGCCTGGTCTACACTTTTATAGATTGGTACATTATTATTTTCTGCTTCAGCCCTAAGCCGTTTATCTTTTTGTGTGGTATCTATACCAACTATTTCAAATCCTTTGCTTACACATAACTTGAGTACTTCTGCACCGAAATAGCCGGAACCACTTATATATATTTTAAGTTCCATCTCCTATATATTTGAATCCTTGAATTGCCCGGAAATGACCTCCATATCCAGTACCGATAGTTCCTCCAGCCTTTTTAATACTTTGCATACTTCTTAACTTATTTGCTCCATGAAGCTTTGCTGAACGCTGTTCCCATAGCTTACTGTGACGTAAGTATCCACATAATTGTGGGTGAGAAGTATGAAAGAAAGTACCATATTTATGTCCCTTTCGACCTTTACCATCCAGCATCATTTGACACACCGCATTTAAAAACTTTGTTCCAACACCAGCTCCCTGCCATTCGGGCATTACTACCAGCCTGGTCGCACGATATGCATTTGCAGTAAATAAGGGAGTGACCGCTACGTGTGCAACCAATTCATTATCCACAACACCAACATAGTACTCCGCAGCAGGAGGCATCGGTAAGTCTAAATAGTAATGCTCTTTAAAATATCTCCATGGTTTGCTGTTGACTTTATAAATTTCCAGCTTGATTGGAGGTCGCCTAAGACTGTCCCGAGCGAAACGGGCTTTAGAAGTGTCATACACCCAGTCAGGTTGCAGCCATTCGATAATATCATAATGACACGACAGTAAAATGATCTGTCCACCGGGGCCTTTTCTCCACGATTTACCAAAGGCAGATGCACCTATTTTAGCAATCTGACGATCAATAACCGAGGTGAATTCATCTACTACAACTTTGTCCGGTGCTTCACATATTAATTTTGCTAATCCGGCACGAAACTGTTCTCCATTACTTAATACGTTAAATGGTCGTAGCCATGCTGGAACATCACCAAGTCCAACTGCAGAAAGGCTACCTGTAACTTGATCAAAATCTCCTCCTGGAGCAATACAATCAATGATTGGTTTATCTTTATCCCAACCAGAATATGGGTCGTAAACAGCATCTTCACCCCATAATTTTGAGCCGATACTTGTTTTTCCACTACCAGAAGGACCTACAATTAATCCAATTTTCCAGTCATTCCCTTCTATTGGTAAATCGGCCATATGCTCCCAATCACAGCCATTATCGGCATTGAATAGCGACTTTACCCTTTCGGCACGGTAACTATCGTAGTCGCTGCATCGGTGCTTAATATCTATAATCATACCACTACGATTTTTAGTTTATAACCTAGTTTTTGTAATTCTTCGAAAATCTTTTTTTGATCTTCTTCATCTTCGCATATAACGACTATGCCGTACTGCGGTTTGTAATTAAAATTCGACATAATTCTTTTTTTTTAAGTTTCAACTTTAGGTCAACTATATTTTATACACGACCTTGCATAACATACGCCTAAAAGCCATTAAACACCTCTCATAATTTAGTTGTTTTTATAAGTAATGTCTTGAACCAACATTAGTAGAAATGAATAGAAAACTCACATTGCAAGATTTTTTAGCCATCCTAGGAATTTTAATTATGCTTTTAGGAATTTTTATTCTTGGAAAACACCATGATGCTGTCATGTACGATTTATACACATTAGAAATAAGACATTATATGAGACCTGTTGGTGGTGGAGCGATTTTCCTTGGTGCCTTCATTATGCTTTCTCCGGTTTTCTTAGATTCAAATGAGAAATAATCAAATTATTCACAAACACTTTCCAACTCTTTCATATATTCTTTGGCACGAATCTTTCTCTCCATATAATCCGGTGTTCTGGTTTTCTTGTAGTGACACGAATGACAAAGTGATTGAAGATTGTCCCAATCCAGAGCTAAAGGATCATCTTTTGACTTAATTGGATTAATATGGTCTACTACATCAGCAGGAGTAATAATATTATCCAGTTCACAGAATATGCAAATCGGATTCTCAGCAATGAAAGCATTTCTCAACTTCCTCCATTTACCAGTCTGATAGAATCCATCCTGAGCAGCTGTTGTTCTTCCTCGATTGGGATTTATTTTTTCAACTCCTATTGGCTTTGGAGTCAGTCATGGTGGGGTAAAATTTTTATGTGGCATAACGAAATTATTTGGTATAATATTATTTTTTTATTATACTGTGTTATAGAAATATTTATTACTGATAAACACATACATACAACTATGGAACTTGATAATGCTATTAACTACTTTAACGATAATTACGCCTTAATTATTGGAGATAAATATGACGCTGATAAGCACAAAAATTATTCTATCAGTATTATTTGTAGTGACCATACTATTCACGTTTGTCCTGACGAAAATAATCCTGATATTATAGGCTCTATTGAGCTTGAATATGTAACTAAAGATAAACAGGAATGGATACGTTTTGTAAATGCATTTCTTTTAAAATTTAACATGCGGCCATCAGTAAGGCTTGAATCATGGATAGGTCATATCCATAGTCATGGTTTTGATAGTAATTCAGAACACAATCTAATCTGTGAATATGAGCTACGCAAATTTGTTAGTCAAAGTGATGAATACCCTTTTAAATTTGATTTCAAATTAAAACAAAAATAAATGAGAAAGAAAACCAGAGTAATAATGGCTGACCCAAACGACTATATCTTCTTTACTGATAAAAGAAATGAGGGTAACTTATATGCCATGACAATTGAAGAAAACGAAAAAGTCATCAAAATTAGGGAACAATTCGTTAACCAAACTATAGATATCCCAGAAGAATATTTAGCAAATGTATTTCCAATGGATAAAACAAAGGAAATAGATCAGTATAAAGATGAATATAATATTACGGGTAATCAAACGATTGAATTTCCTATTAACCAAATGAATTTTATTATGATTAAATACTCATAATATCTGAGAAATTATTCGAAGTGGAAAATATGGTCGAGGTTATATAATATAAGGGTACAATAAAAGCACGACTGAATTTTCCACTTTATTCATTAAAGTAGTTGTATACAGTCCTTTTAGTCACTCCCGCAACATCAGCAATTTTCTGTTGTGTAGGATTCTCAACGCCTTCATTATGCAATTGGTCAATAGCTTCCTGAATTTCTAAATTACGTCTGTCTTTTGCAGATACATTTATACTTTTCCAGTACTTTTTCACTCCGTATTCTGAAGCATCAGCAGCCTTTTTAACATGTTCTGTTTTCCATTTGGTGTTAATAGACATCATGGTTCTAACTCGTTCAATATGGCGGTTATTTTCATGCGCTCTAAGCTTAGAGACGTGCTGTATTTCGCAATCTTTCGAATACCAAACAACCTTATCAACAACTATTCCTTCGTTAAATGGCGGGTAGTATTCAGGCTGGTCGTACATTTCAACAGCTTTACACCATGCAGAATTAAAAGTTTCATTATCAACCTGTGATTTAAGCAAAGGAGTAAAAAACCTTTTATTCAATGCATGTTTAAGTACAGGTAATGGTTCATCCGGATTCAATCTCAGAAATACAATTGCATTCTGTAGTACCAATTGATAAGAAGATATTCTCTTCAATAAATAAAATAGTGTATTCACTTTCATTAACGGGTGGGGCTCGTTTGTAATAATATAGCCTTCTTCATTAAATTGGTATCCTTCTGGACAATCGTGAATGTTACTCCACTTAATCGAACCTTGCTGTAATAACGTGTTCTTTCTTTCCATGTTTGTAAAATTATAAATTATTATTGTTTTATACTACCAAAAGCCCATACACTGGAGCATATGAGCTGTTATTTTATTTTTCCATTGCCAGTTGGCCGTCTACGGACTGAAAACGTATTCCTCCAATGATTATTCCTTCCTCAAGATCATCTACGTACTCATCGTTACATATTTTACGTACTTCCTTTTGGCATTCCGCAATAAGATCTGCATACTTATTTAAAAATTCTTCTGCTTCCATAATATTGTATTAGTTCGTGTTTATTCTTACCAAGAAAGGCCGAATAAGTAAACCCATCCAGCCCTGAGTAATACCGCTATCAACTGATATACTCTTTATTTCTTCTTAAACCTTTTCCTGATCCGAATTCAGTGCCGTTTCACCAGGTTGTTCCGGTGTATCTTCAATTACCTGCGCTGATCGTTGAATATCCAATAGAATATCGTGTACCTGCTTAAACGGCTGCTCAGTTAGGTAATCAACGGCTCTTTGAAGAGATTGAGCTTCGATTTTGATAAATTTTTGTTCCATAATTAGTATTGAATTGTCTTGTTATACTTGTGTTTTTTCTTTTTGGCATCTGCCTGATATTTCATTCCTGTGAAGAATAAATATGTAAACGAGCAGTTTATCAGGATTAACCCGATTGCAAGGAATAATGTATTCATAACTGAAATTTTGATGTGTGATTGATAAAACCGGTAAATAATTAGAATGAATCGTATAAAAACGAATCAGTAAATTCTCTTAACTCAGGGGAAAGCTCCTTTGTCGATCCTCTTTTTAAATTGCATTTGGTTTTGGACAGGTGATTCATTTTCTCCTGGTATGTCATTGCTTGAAATTCTATCTTCTTTTTCTTTTTCATATCGTATTAAGTTTCTTACCTATATTATAGGAAATGATGAATTTTTGGGTTACTTGGGGTTTAAGTACGATATTCAAATAAGTGGAGTGGCCAACTGCAGATTTCTATACAGATTATAGTAAATCTCAAGCTTTTAAACAAGTAACAAAGCCCTTATCCGCAGCATAATTTAATGTTGCTGGGAATATCCTTATGGACACTTTATAGGAATTTTGATAAAAGTGGCAAACAAGTATGTTTTTTTTGTAACTTGTCTCTTGTTAATTTAAAAATAGGTTTCGAATCACAATTGTTTTTTTAATAAATAGGTTGAATTTTATTTAGAATTATAACAATATTATTTAGAAGGTTAATTTCAACAGAATTATTTTACGATGGGTAAACTTTTTGAAAATACTGAGACATATAAAATAGAAAGCTGTATAATAAATTGTACCGTTTGGAAAAATTTTGAAAAAGCAAATTATAAGGTACAGTTTACTGTTACTCAGATTCACGAAAGCGCAAAGTGCTGGGAAATTTCCTCTCCAATAGAAGGATTTGAATTTCACAGCGCAAAAGATCTGATAGGTAATGATCTTAACCGCAAAAAGGAAATATTAAATAGTGGAATTGTTAAAGTAAAAATATTTATAGAAGAACATATTCAGTTAAATAAGTCTTTTTCATTCATTATAGAATATACCAATAAAGTTGATTTTGAAATTTTGAAGAAATCATTATTCGGTAAGAAATACGGAATGGTTTTTATTAAAAGTTTTGGTTGCCAATGTATGGAACTAAAAATAAATTTAAGTCTCAATAATAAATTTTATCGAATCGAACACGCAATTCCTAGGTTTACCTTTGAATCATTGAATAATTACACTTTTCACGATATTCCAACACAAAAACCTACTGCAATATCCTATGTAGCAAGTTTAAAATTATCAAAGTTCAACAATTTTTTTTATTTTATATTAACGGCTCTAGGAGGTTATTTAATTCCCAAATATTATGAACTAATTCTTAAATTGATACTACCATGAAAAATTTATTAGAAAAAAACATTAAAATGATTTCAGATGATATTAATATCATCAAAAGAAAGCTTACAAATAAAATTGAGAAAATTGGAGTCTTTGGATCAATGTTAGAAAAGCCGTTTAATAAAGCAAATGATGTTGATGTGGTAATTTATTGTAAAGAGAATTATGAGCTCGTAAAACACGAATTACTCAATCTTGAGTTGAGTATTCCTATTAGCCCACACAAAATGAACGGGATGTATGGTTTCAAGGAAAATGAAACTACCTCAAAACATTACCATATTATTCTTTTAAACTCTGCAAGTCCTAATAAAGAATTTGAAAGAATCAATCAGGGAAAAATTGCTTTTATATAAGCTTAGCACAACTTAATTAATATAAAAACCATAAAGTAATCCACTTTATAACGATTTGGTAAGAACTACCTACCAAATCGTTATTTTATCATTACTTCTTAGCATATCCATCCTTGCCCTTAGGTATTAAAGAAGAATCTTTAGAAACATCATCATAATCGACTGAAATTACACCAATAATCCCAGAATCAACGGATACGTTTTCATACAAAGGAAAATAAGGAGCAAGCTCTTCATAATTCCCTATCCTGTCTGTAAGGTATTGTGCTAGCTTTTTTATCGGTAAAATTAATATGCCCCCAATTATCGCATTTTGTATAATTCCAACTGCTATTTTATTAAGTGCTCGGTGCGATGATGAAATATTACCGGTTTCCCATTCTACTGCGAAATCACCAAAACTAGTTTCCTTAATAACGTCAACAGGACCAGGATTCATACCGTCGGCAAAGCTCATTCTCTTTTCTGCTACCCACCCGAAAGATTCAAGAGTTTCAATAAAATTTGATTTTATGGGCACAACACCGTTTCCTTTTTTAGTTGGATTTACAATAAAACTTTCTTCACTACCCCAAGTAACGGATGCGATTGCGATTCTTAATTCTTCTAAAATTTGATTAAACTCATCTGATTGCGAAAATTCGCCATTACTAATAAACAGGTTCTCATTATTGATTTTCATATCGTATTTCTATTTTTTTTACTAATTCGCTCGGAGTAATACCTAGAGCTTTTGATAATTTAAAAATTGTAGTAATTGTTGGCTGCCTCAACCCCCTCTCCAATAAGGATATATAAGTCCTATCGAGGTTACAGTATTCCGCAAGTTTTTCCTGAGAAATTTTACTTTCTGTCCTAATTTCTTTAAGAACTAAGCCAAATATAGTTTCAATCATAATTCAGACTTTAGTACTAACAAAAGTCATCAAAAAATTATTTTTAAACTACAGACTATAGTCACTATAGATTTTAGTATATTTGGCACAAAATAAGACAAATGAATCTGAAGAATCCACTATACAGTGCATTGGGAATAGATGCTGCTAATCGTCAAGAGGTTATAAAACTTGCTCGTTTAATCAAAGTTTCGGCTAAAGAGCTGGACCACTACAATACTAATAATATTCTACCGGATAAAAATACGCTAGATTCAATTTTTAAAAATCTAAATATCCCAAAAGAGGAAATAATGCTCAAAATGGGCATTTATAATTCAGAACTTAAAAAACTGATTAGCCACCACGCACCATACATATTAAAAAATCTTAACGGATCTAAGACAGTTGAGCAAAACCACAAGGAAAAATTTGAAACTAAAAACGGTAAATTATTCCGAGGTGATTGCCTATCTCTTTTATCTAAAGTAGAGGATGAAACCTTTGACCTGATTTTTGCAGATCCTCCTTTCAATCTAAATAAATTTTATCCTTCAGGTATGGACGATAATCTTTCAAATTTAGAATATATTAATTGGACGGAGACTTGGTTAGAGGAATGTATAAGAACCTTAAAAAAAGGGGGAAGTTTATTTCTCTGGAATATACCAAAATGGAATACCTATTTTTCTGAATACCTAAACCAACGCTTGTCATTTAGACATTGGATTTCTACTGATATAAAATTCTCCTTACCAATACAAGGGAAATTATATCCTTCTCACTATTCTTTACTGTACTATATTAAAGGAGAAAGACCTAATACGTTTCATCCAGATAGATTAGCAATGGAAACCTGCCCGAAGTGTTATGGAGACATTAAAGACTACGGTGGTTATAAGGACAAAATGAATCCTAAAGGAATTAATATGACGGATGTTTGGTATGATATACCTCCTGTTCGTCACTCTAAATATAAAGGTCGTAAAGACGCCAATGAACTATCTATAAAATTGCTTGATAGAATTATTGAAATGTCTTCAGAGCCAGGAGATTTAATTTTTGACCCATTTGGCGGCTCCGGTACGTCATATATTGTTGCGGAAATGAAGGAAAGAAAATGGCTTGGGGTTGAGCTTGGACCTGTTGATGATATTATAAGAAGATTCGATAATATTGAATTGGAAAAGCAAAACTTATCTAGATACCGTGAAAATTACAATAAGCTATTTCCAGACAAAATAAAAACAAAAAGAGTTAAGAATGGTCAATGGACAGATGAATCAATAAGGGAACAGAAAAATAAAGCACCTATCATTGAATCGTAATATAATTGAATAAAAAAAAAGGAGCCACCGGTAGAGGCAGCTCCTACAAAATTAATTTTGTTTAAATAATCTTTCCTTAGCTTCAGCAGCTTCTTCTGGCGTGAGATCACGACTTTTCAAGTAAGTATCCATTTCATCAAAAGCATCCATTGCAATATCGTCTAACTCATTCAAAAGTTTAACTTCCGCCTCCCTTTTGGTTTTTTGAATTTTTCGATACGCTTTTTTTGCCTTTTCAGTAAGAGTATGTTGTACCATTGAATTGAAACCATCTTCCCAAGATTTCTCTTGCATGATTAGATGATAAACTTCCAAATCCCTCCGGTACGCTTCGGTTACGTCATTCGGCTCACCTTCCCATTCCGGCCACACAATATATTGCGTGATATCAGTTTGGTATTGGTAGCTATAATATGCTTTAAGCATATCAGAATGCGATTCAAATACGTCACTTTCGGGATCGTACGTGTACTCTACCTGGTTAATCACTGTGTTAAAAACATCACTCTCGTCATAGGTAGCATCTTCTGCTACGAAATCAAAAACATTAAAAATGTTACTCATAATAAATGAGATTAAAAATTAATAATAATATTATCAACCTTTAATTTAATGTTTTCAGGTACTCCGTTACGTACGGTGAAACGGCTGAAAACCACACAGAGCATGGTTAATCAACGATTGCGAAATTAATATTCTTTTTCGTATTTCCAAGTACATGTTGTTATTATTTATCCACAAATTCCCTGTCTTGTGGTGGAACATGTTAAATATTTTGTAACTTGTTATGGAATTGGTTTCGGAGTATTGGCCGCTTGAATTTTAGTCATAATAAACGGGTTATATATCTGGTCAGTACTTCCGAAATCATTTAAAAGAAGTATATGCGTTATTTCAGAGTGACATACAAGCACAGCGGCTCAATTAAATCCATAGACTTTAGTATGTGGATAAAGGTAGATGATGAAACTATTTATCATTCTGCTGTAGGTGAAATCAGAAAATGCATTCCTGTTGGTGAATTCATTATTATAAAGGTTGAAGAATTAACTGTTACTTAATACAATTGATAAAAAACTTTTACTATGTATAAAGAAGAGTCATGTAAATTAGAATTACATTATTTCTTAGATAATAAGTCGCATTCAATGGACGCAATGCTAAGGAATGGCTGTGAAAGAGAAATAATACATATCATAAATGAAGTAGCCTCCTCTTTAAATATTGATCTTAAAATCGAAAGCGAGGCATACCAAGAAGGCGGATTAAAAGATATTTGGAAATTACTTGGAAAAAACAGCGCACAAATTACACTTATTTTGGCCGTCATTACCGTTATAATTTCAAGAGTACCTGTTGAAAACAAAGAATTAACCCAGCAGCAGTTAGAAAATTTAAAATTAGATAATGAACTGAAAAAAATTGAGCTTAACAGGATTAAGAAGGAAGTAAATGATACAAACAGTATTACAGATGAGACCGTAAATAAGGTTATTGAGATTTTAGAAGAAGATTATAAAATTATATGGCACAAGTCAAATTTCTATAAAAAAATTAATAGCTCACCAAAAATCACCCAAATTGAAGCAAACTCTTTAGATTTTAACAATAAACCGACTACGAAACAGGAGGCTGTTGTTCGAAAAGATTTTTCAAAGTTTATCCTACATTCCGATAAGTTACCCCCTATAGTTGAAGAAGAAGCTGTAATTGAAATAATATCGCCTGTATTAAAGCAGGGTAATTTTAAATGGAAGGGGTATTATAAAGATGAAATAATAAGCTTTTATGTCAAAGACGAAGAGTTTAAAAAAGCTGTTAGAAATAAAGAAATAGAATTCATAAACGGAATTGCTATTAATTGCGTTCTTCACCAAACCAGAAAAATAGACGAGTCTGGAATAATAAAAATTACAGGAAGCAATGTCATTACTGTTTTAGATGTAATTCGCAACTTTAAAAGCACAGAAACCAAACAAGGAGCTAAACACCGGAAATTAAGGAAGTTAAACAAAAGTCAACTTAGTTTAAATATTTAAACAAATTAGAGTATGCTACGGCTCACTTTTAAAAAATCTAAATCTAAATACTTCCCGGCAGTACTTAAACTTGCTATAAAATTTGAAGGGTTTAACAAAAAAAATAATACGCTGAAAATAAGCAAGAGAGATATTTATTTAAAGTGGGATGATCTTAATTTAATTTTCCATTACACACTAAAGTGGAAAGGAACAGAATTAAACTATAGGGGTATTACAATAAATTCGTATGCTGATATGAAGCGAATTTTTTATGAAATCCAACGTTTACATTCTGATTTTATAAATTATATTACAGCAAGAATTATGATTGATTATAGAGAAGCTCCTGCAATTACTGAACAGTACAAAAAGCACGGAGAAATCTACACAGACAAAATAAATCTTGATAAATTGACAGAAAATGAAATTAATGAATTAATTGAAAGAATGAGAAAAATTAAATAACTATCCGAAATAACAAAATAAATTTCGAGAAACACAATTATAAAAAGCAACCGGCTCTTATATATTATTAATTTCTGATTACCTAAAAAATTCCAATTCCTTCAATTCCATTGTTGCCATGAGATCATTAAGCTTTATATATTTTTCGAAGCTTTCTATACTTTTATGACCGGTTATTCGCATTACTAAATAGGGTGAAGCACCGGAAAGTATAAGATTTGTTGCTAGTGATCTTCTGGCTGTATGCGTGGTTATCAATTTCCATTTGGGAACGGTTTTATACTCCTTCTTACCGCCTTTTGTAATACTTTTGGTTACATCTTCATCAATTCCGGCCTGCGCCCCTACAACTTTGATATAATCATTTATCTTCTGGTCACTCGGTTTTTTGGGCATTAATCCACCATACTTATTTAAAATCTCTCTTACAATCGGATGAATCGGAATAATACTTTTCTCTGAGGTTTTCTGACTACGAACCATTAACACATCCCCTTTTGATGGCAAGTGAATTTTATCCCAATCCGAAACCCTCAGACCAGTATAAGCTCCCAAAATGAAGAAGTCACGCGCTTTTTCCAAATGGTCGTCCAAATCCAAATCCCACATAGCTTTTAACTCATCCTCGCTTAAATATATATTATCGCTTTCCTCCTGTTCCCTTTTAAATCCTTGGTAAGCAATATTGGTATGTTTCCCTTTTTCGTGGGCATCTTTCATTATAACTTTAATATTTTTCCACTGGCTTGCGATTGTATTTTTTGCAAGCCCCTCTTTAACCAAAAAGGCTCCAAACTTTTCATAGAAATCTTTATTAACTCCATTGAATGTTAAATCACGCCCGTGCTGATATTTTTCAATCCTCCTATATGTAGTTCTGTAGCTATTATAATTTGATTGCCCAATTTCCTTGTAGTGTTCAAGGCGATCCGAGAAATATTTCATAAAATCTGTTTGCTTTACTCCAGTACGTGGGAATCCCCCGGACCTTTCATACTGTTCAAATAATTCTCTTAACTTTCCAATATTCTTCTCGGACTCATCAAGCGTTCCGAACTCATATAAGGCTATATCAAGAGCTTTTTCGAATCGAGCAATCTCTTTTGCCACACTTCTGTTTTTATGCTTAAAACCGGGATCTTTTGGCCTCTGCAAGTCCTTATCCCATTCCTCTTCTGGAACTTTTAACCAGGTTGACTTTTTAATTTTATTCTTGCTGTCTAACCAATGGTACATGTAGATTGCTCCGTTCTTTTCTCGTATGAAAGATGCCATCCCAAATAGTTTTATTGTTTATGTAAATATATGAAAATTGGGAGGCAAAAGCAAATTTGGAAGGGATGCGAGAGGGGTATACGAGGCACTTTTTGGGATGCAGAACATTTTGCAAAAAACGCCACAACTAACTATATATCAATAAAAAAAGCCCCTGATTTCTCAGAGGCTTCCGTGATCCCGGCAGGACTCGAACCTGCGACCCATAGCTTAGAAGGCTATTGCTCTATCCAGCTGAGCTACGAGACCATTACTTTATTGCGGGTGCAAATATAGATAATTTTTATTTACCCGCAA